AAAGAATCACCTAGCCTAGAGGTTGTACAGGGTATATATGATATAATTGAAAATGTTAATGGACCTTCTTACGTATATTTAACCTATACAGAAAGTAATAAGAGGGTAACTTTTAAGTTTAAAAAATCTACTTCATTAAAAATAGAAGAAAAACTACAAAAATATATAAACATACGGAGCTAAGAAATGACACTACCAGGAACATATCAGAATCCATCTACCAAACCATGCTGGACATTCTGCTCATCATGCAATAGATGTCAGGATAAGGGCAGATATACTAAATGTAATTCATGTAGCGGCAGGTATGATCCTATGGGTAAGACTGATCCGCACTCAGAGGATTTTTGCGATTGCAAGAATGGAGTATTAAGATGGAGAACAAAAGAGGGTAAGCTTATTATGACTCGCTTTAAGACAAACCCATTTAAGGGTCAAGTAAAATATGATAAGAAGTCAGAGGACGAAAGAGATTGGGACTCTTACGTGGCTGATATGCGAGAAAAAATGGATGATCCAAGCTGGAATCCTATAGGAATATACGAGGAGGATTAATATGATTAAGCACGAAGTAGGTAGAATGCTACTTAATAACATAGCATTAATAGAATACAATACAGATGAACCTAGTTATTTTATTCAGTCTGGAGTTGCTGGTTTTAATGCAACAGCTCAAGAGTTATCAGACTTACATGGATTGTTGAGTTACTATTTTAATATTGACTCAGTAAATAATACTGTTATTTCACTCACAGAAGGAGGAGATGATGTCTTGGCCATATAACGAAGATGATCAAATGGAATTAGGAACAAGCGGTTGGGCAACCCTTGGTGAGGGTAGATACAAAAATATCTACACTGGTAATACCCTTGATGAACTAGGTAATGAATACGATACAAATGGAAATTTAATATTCGAAAACAAAGATCCTTACGGGGATGGAATTGAAGACTAATGAAATTAGCTATTAGGAACCTAGAAGATGTAAGTGATTTTGAAAGATTATCTTTAACTGATTTTTCGTATTCAAGAATGGATACATATAAAATGTGTCCTTCAAAATATTTTTATACATATATACAAAAAGAACCACGTATTTTTGGTGAAGCAGCTGTGCTAGGAAATATAGTACACTCCGTATTGGAAGACAACGTAAGTGCAACAGATATGTTGGATTTTGCAAAGCTACAAGAAGCATATACCCATGAGATAACAACTCAAGATCCAGATAATAAAATTAAACCTGAGTTAATTAATGCAGGGAAAGAAATATTAGATGAGTTCTTTGACCAGTATGCTGAAACTAAATTCGATGTCCTTCATAAGGAATATGGTTTTAAATTTGTTCTAGGTAGCTATTTAATATCTGGTTATATAGATAGAATAGATTCTTGGGGTGAAGACGGTGTTAAGATTATAGATTATAAAACTGGAAAATGGGAAGTGTCGCCAAAGGACATACCAACCAATTTGCAATTAGGTATATATGCAATGGCAGTTGACTATCTGTATCCAGACAAGAATGTATACGCAGAGCTGTATTACCTTAGATCCCGGAAGGCGTAAAGGCCACCTCTTTACTAAGGAGGATATTAACAATATTAAAATTAATTTAATATCTACTCTAGATTCAATCATAAACGATTCAGCATTCTTGCCTACAAAGAATGAGCGCGTCTGCACGTTCTGCGATTTTGCTAAATCTGGCGCCTGTGGAACTGGTGTATTCAGAGCTAGAAAACTAGCAAAAGCATAGTCATTAATTAATATAATCTTAGAAAGCAAAAAGCCAGGGCGAAAGCCCTGGCTAATTACTTATTAGATGCTGACAGTTAGAATGCTGATACTGGGTTCAATGCTGCGTCTTCGACAAGATCGAAATCGCTGAACTCACTAACCACTTTGGTGGCTTCTGTACGTGAGTATCCGAGTCTACCGAGGTCTGAAATGATCTCTTCGTTAACCTCAATTAACATACTGTCAATGATTGTGTTTAATGTATTCATGTCTTTTTGTACTCCGTTTTCTTGTATTTGGTAACCCTTACAGGTTTTTTTGTTTTTTTACTTTTTATAATTTATAATGGAGTAGATTAGTTTAGATCTAAAGGATACCATGAAAGAGCTCAACATTGCCAAGCCAGAGGAATATTTTTTGGAAATTTCTCCATTAAAAAACCATCCAGATTTTAAGAAAATAAAAACCATTATACCAGATCAACAGTCCATAGAGACTACAAGTATTAAAAGAGGCAACGCTTACCAGCATACAAAAACTGGGTTTAGAGAAGACCTAGGTTTAACACTGAGATCTAATTGGGAAGCAAATTTTGCAAGAATTTTAACAGCGTATAAAATCAAATTTGATTTTGAACCAACTGTTTTTGCGTTTCCAATTAAGAAACGGAACTAAAGGATACACTCCTGATTTCTTTATGCAGAAAGATTCTAGTTGGGTAGAACTTAAAGGTTATCTCGATGCAAAGAGTATGACAAAAATAAAAAGATTTAAAAGATACTACGAATCTGAATTTAACAAACTCACATTTATTATAAGCAAGTATTCAACTGACGGTAAAAATTTCGCAGCTGAACTAGAGATACCAAGAGTAATCTTCTATGAAGATATTAGAAGTTTTTACTCTGATAAAATATCGATTTGGGAAGGCAAGTAATCATGGCAGCATATAAGGAACAGTATTATAATTTAGAAGAGGAGGAAATGCAGGCGCTGATAGCCAAAGCTAAAGGCGGAGACGAAAGAGCTAAAAAAGAATTGCTAAAAGTTTTTAATAATTTTCTCACAAAGTATACAACATTATTGTATTATGGCAAATACAATCTAAACGACTACGACATAAGGAGATTTACGTCTTTATTCGTAAAGGATTCATATGTAAGATTTGCTCTTATGAAAAATAAGCTCAATCAACCTGGATACAAACATGTAAACGAAGTGTTGCGACGGTATAGTATATATGGCAAAAAGATATGGGGAAGAAATAGATGTCAGGCAAACTGTAGACATGACGTTCTTCCAGTGTATAGCTAGATATCAAAGAAAAGATTCTGAAAAAGGACCAATACCATTTAGTCGGATTTTTGTATAGTTATTTTTTTTATCTTCTCAAAAAGAACGTTGATACATTCTTAATAGATCAACTGGGAAGAAAGAGTTTTCCTCTCTTAAGTGATGATTCAAATGATGATGGAGAAAATGGAGAAAAACAAGTGGGCTTTAAAGCTCCACCAGAAGAGAGAGAAATGGAAGAGTTTCTTTCCACGGAAGACATTAATGAGTTTTGGGTACTTGGTGAAACATGTGCAGAACCTTTTATATTTCTTTCGGTCCAGGAAAGGCAACTGCTCAAGTGGCGTTACATAGATGATCTAAGATCTAGTGAGATAAGTAAAAAAATATCAGAACACCCTAATACGGTAAGAGAACATTTAGGTAAAATAAGGACAAAGGTAACCAATCTTGTGGTAGAATCTAAGATGCGAGATGAAATCAACTTCAGATAGGTAGACAATGAACCTTCAATCTTTACAGAAAATGAACGAATTATTAACATCGTTTATAGGCCCTCAGATAGAGGAGATCATTTCAGCCTACACTACAGATAGTAGCAATTCTTTATACTTCGTATCCATACCAGATGTAGATACATTAGATTTAGGGATTCATGAAATGGCCTCGTTGGTTGCAAGAACTTCAAATGTTTATGGAAGAGTTGCGCGATTAGCGGGCATGGCTAGAGCCCAGTATAAATTGATAGAGGGAAGCTATAAGAAAGTGTATAAGGCAAATAGAGTTGGGAAGAATGAGGCTGAGCGCGAAGCAAACGCTTTAGAAGCCGCAGAGAGTGAATACACTGCTTTAATAACAGCAGAGGCTATAGTAAACTTAGCTGAGTCTATGGAGCTTGCAGCTAGGATAGCATCCGAATCTTCTAGGAAGTTAATCGACAAGATACAATCTATGCAGGTAGCTTCTGCCAGGGAAGAAAAAGGATATTTTAGTGATAAAGATTTTAACACCTACTAAAAGTTTGAGGAATCACTTTGTACATAGCTCATTATAAATCGGTTAATTCAGCCACTGAATTTTATTCAAAAGTTAGAGACACCTTAGATTACCCAACTCAAATTGAGCACAAGAAAGAAAGATATACGCTTAATTCTACTTACATAATAAATGGTCAAACTCAATTAAAAAACTTTAAAGATAGAATAAAGAGTTTGGGTATTGAAACAGATGTAAGCGTAGATGATAAGTAATCTGATTTACCATGATAATAGAAGTGTTTTGCGATGGTGCATCAAGAGGTCAAGGTCAAAAGAAAATTGGAGAAGCAGCCTGTGCGGTATCTGTTTATAGGAATAGAAAAAAAATAGCGCAGTTTGCCAGAGGCTTAGGTCCAAGAACTAATAATGAGGCAGAGTACGAGGCTGTAATATCCGGACTGCTTATATGTTCAATGGGTGAATTCTACGATCCAATTATATATACCGATTCAGCTGTTGTAGCTAACCACATTAGTGGTAAATGGAAATGCAAACACGACTCTTTAACTCCTTTACTTATGACCATAGAGGATATAAGGGATGAATTTAATTTTAAAGTAGTTCAGGTTGAGAGAAGTTTTGTTTGGGAACCCGATGCACTGTGTAACGAATTCTTGGATAAGTTAGAGGAAAGAAAAGCTAAATCAAAAAAACCTGTGATATAATTACCCAATGCAGAAAAAATATTCAAAAAGTAATCCGATAATCTTAGGCTTAGCAGGACGCGCTGGTAGCGGTAAAACATCTGCAGCCGAAGCACTGTGCCCCAAGGGGTCAATGCAAACAACTTCTTCTGGAATCGTATGGGAGCATATATTCCACGCCCTTCCTCTTTATGAATTAGCTTCCATAAAGAAAAACATACAAGGCTTTAATGCTAAGTCTAGAAAATTGTATTCTATCCATGAAGTGCTATTCGAAATATATGGAAGAACAGCATTGGGGGCAATACCTCCTTACGAAGAATTTGTAGAAAAGGTAAAAAGTATTTATGATCTTCCAATAGAAGAAGAAGGCATTAAACCAAGAACTTTTTTACAGACAGCGGGAGATATCTGCAGGGAAAATTATTCAGAATGCTTCTGTCATTGGGCAGTCATGAAGAGCATGGAATTATATAGAAAAAATATTAATGAAATATCCAGAGAAGATGGCAATATGGATACGCCTATTTGTGTTATCATTTCTGATGTACGTTTTATTAACGAGGCTCAATCAATCTTAAAACAACCTAACGGTATGGTTATCACATACGAAGCTTCTGACGATATTCTAAGAGATAGAATCTTTAAAAGAGATGGCGTATTTATGACCAATGAACAACTTAATCATAATTCTGAAAAAGAAATTGATTTAGTAAAAGAAGTATCTACGTTCATTATAAATACTGATAATCTATCGATAGAAGATCAAGCAAAAGCTACACTGCAATTAGTCAAAAATAAAATAGAAACACTAGGAGAGTAATGCCAAAAATAAATGAGAGTATCGTTGAGCAGTCTGTAAACCCAGTTATGGATGCAGTTATTTCCACACATCAAAGAGTGGTTGTCACTACAGAACCAGTGCTGACAGTTGCTGTTGGTAGAAAAGTAAATATTGGTAACTTTGAAAATGTGGATATAATGGCATGTCTGACAGTTCCAATGAATGGGGTTGATCCTTCTAATGGTGAGGATTTTTCCAATGCCATTAAAGAGGCAGCAGCAGAAGCTTTCTCTTTAGTTTCCAGGGAAACGGGAGAGAGATATCAGCTGATTAAGGAGTCTCAACAGACGAGATAATTTGCATTTACTATACAGGTACTGTACTATATTAAAACAAACTAATCAAACTAATGAGGTAAAAAATGAGCAAGTTAATTGATAAAATTAAAAGTATCCTTTCTGGTAGTTCGGAAGTTGCTGCTGCGAAGGACGCTGTTGTTAAGGCAGCAAAGGTTGTAGCCGAGGAAGTTGTAGCAGAAGTGAAGAAGGCTCCAGCTAAGAAGGCTCCTGCTAAGAAGGCTGTAGCCAAGAAAGTTGGACCACGTCCAGAAGATGCTGCAAGAGCTAGCGAAACAAAAATAAAGAAGACCAAGTAATTAGATTGAGACCCCCAGCTTGCTGGGGGTCTTTTTCAATATATCAGGAGGGTTATGTCTTTAGCAAAAGCTAGAAAAGTTTTTAAAAATAGTCAGACACCAAAGCCACCAGAAGAGAAACAAAAATGATGACACTACTATGGAAAATCTGGTTAAAGGTCTATGACCTACTAGAGGTTATCGATAAAAAAATAAAGTAGAAACATGTATCCGGCGTCTTTAAAAAATATTGTTATTGAAAACAATTTTATAGATAAAAAAGAAATAGATACTATTTTAGATATATTAAAAAATACATCTTCTAAAGAAATCGTTATTATCAATGACCCCAATGACGGAGGCAATGATAATAAGAAGGATGGAAGCCCGGTCTCTCTCGAATATTTTTTATTTGATGATTCAAACACAACTGTTTTAAATTCATTTATTCTAAAATTAGAACAATATGTTGAGTACACTTTTGGTCAAAGATTTTATTTAGCAACTCCTCTTTGGGGAAGAGCATGGCGAGTTGGCGATTTTCTATCAGTCCATTCCGATGGTGAATATAATAATTCAGATTTGAAGTTTAATGATACATTTGCGGAAGAAGAATGGGCGAATCACATTCCTGGATTTTTGTGTGATTACTCTTCTTTACTATATTTAAACGATGACTATGAGGGCGGAGAATTATTTTTTCCAGAATTTGATTTAACTATAAAACCTAAACTTGGTGACTTAATAACGTTTCCAACAAATTCCATGTATCTGCATGCTGTAAAAGAGGTAAAATGCGGTACTAGGTATACTATACAATTAAGCTGGTTTAGAAAAACTACTTTAATTGCGAATACTCTTCCTAAGAATAATGCAATCTTAGAAGCTGTGAAAGGTTTTGGAGAATAAAATGGCAACTATGAAAAGTTTTGTATACGTTAGTGGTCCTAGAATGGGAACCAACAATAGAATGACTGGCATCGTAATGCCAGGAGAAAAACCAGTTAAGAAGACTTCTATTAAGAAAAAAAGTACAAATAAGAAAAAGGGTAAGAAGTAATGGCTAAGTCAGCAGCATGGCAAAGAAAAGCAGGTAAGAATCCTGAAGGTGGTTTAAACGCCAAAGGACGTGCATCATACAAAGCACAAACAGGTGGCACACTTAAGCCACCAGTGTCTGCTAAGCAAGCTAAGAAGTCACCCAAGTCTGCCGCACGACGCAAGTCTTTTTGTGCACGAATGGGCGGTATGCCGGGCGCAATGAAAAAACCTAATGGCAAACCAACACGCAAAGCACTTGCATTACGTAAGTGGGACTGCTAATATCTTTATATTATCAAAAGGGTAATATATTTTATAAAAAACAAATAGGAGAAAACAATGGCAATGAAAAAGAAAGCACCAGCAGCAGCAAAGAAGGCTCCAGCAGCAAAGGGTGGCATGACTGCCGCTCAAAAGAAGCTTCCACCATTTATCCAGGCAGCTATGGCTAAAAAGAAGAAGAAGTAATATAATGGCTATGAAAAAGAAGAAGAAGCAGTCGGACTCAATGCAGACCGCATCCTTAGCCGGTAAGCCAATGATGCAGACTATTTTTCCATTGAAGAAAACAATGCCAAAAGGCAAGGAAGCTTCTTCGAAGTCAAGAAATAAAAAGTAGTTTTTAAAAAATCCCCATCTATTTTTTAGGTGGGGATTTTTTTTATACATGTTACTATATATTTTACCTACTCTATAGGAGATAATCATGAGCAAAGTTGCATGGGACTATATTGTTCCCGTTAAGTTACCCGCAGATCTAAAGGGAATAACACCAGGAAAGTTACCTGCTAATCTCTTAGTGCCAATACCAGGTGGGGGAAAGCTACACAGACTTGCCGCCAATGCGTGGCTAGCTATGGTAGCGAAAGCTAAAGCTGAAGGCGTTGAACTAAAGCCGACTTCTTCACGGAGATACCTATAGAACTCTGGAGCAGCAACTTGCTGGCTTTATGCAACGCTATCAGTTGGCAGAAATCGCCGGCTCAAGCACAAGAACTTATGAAGGTAAAAAATGGTATCTAAAGAAGGGCAACGCTCCTTTGGCTGCTCCGGGCTCCAGTCAACATAACTTACGGAATTGCAGTTGATGTCAGTGATGCTGGCAATCCTAAGCGCCTTAATTGGTTGATAGCTAATGTTAAAGATTTTGGTTTTTCCTGGGAAGTAGTTCCAGAAGAGCCATGGCATTTACGTTATGTATCAGGTGATAATGTTCCAGCTGCAGTTGCAGCTTTTACGGGCGGCGCTGCACCAGTTGTCAACTTAAACACAACACCTCCTATCCACGACCACAAAGCCCTACAAGAGGCTCTGAAGGCCAAGGGATTCTATAAGGGTGAAATCAACGGTGTAAAAGATGCTGCGACAGATGCGGCAGTGAGGGCATTCAAAGTAGCTAATAAGCTGGCAGCTGACTCAGTTGTTGGACCAAAGGTAAAAGAACTGCTTGGCCTTAAGTGATCCGGTGCTGAAACCCTAATTACTCCAGCAGCTGACATGACTAACTGGCAAAATATTATCGTAGCTTTAATTACTGCAAGCAGTCTCGTTGCTGTAGCATATCTACAATTTGTTTTTAAGGCTGGGAAAAAGCGCGGCGAAGAAGCCAAGGCTGAATGGGCACAGAACAAAGCAGACCATGCAACTGTTGTATCAATGATCCAGCAACTGGGGAAAAGTCTTGGCCGCTCAATTGACAAAACAAATGATTCTGTTGATAGAATAGAAGGTAAGCTTGATACTCACATCAGAGATCATGCAGTAGGCAAGTTTGATATAGATGATGTAAGATTTAAAACAGGAGAAAAAGTTAGAGATGGCAAGTAAAAAGGGCAATCCTAATAAGGATTCTTTTGGTAGATTTTCTACCGGCTCTTCTTATAAGAAACAGACTTCTGATATGAAGTCTAATCTCTATAAAGCAGTTCCAGACACGAAAGATTTTAATCCCGTACCAACCGTAACATGGTCTACGGATCAAAAAGTGTTTTATAAAGATATAATAAAAGCTTTTGGGGGTAAACCTAAAACGTCAAATAAAACAAAAAGAACAATAGCTAAATATAATTATAAAAAGAAATAGGAATAAAAGATGGCAAGTAAAAAATCAGATAAGAAATGGATTGCTGGAGCAATTAAAAGACCGGGAGCTTTCACAGCTAAGGCTAAGAAGGCCGGCAAATCTGTAGCAGGTATGGCAGCTGCCGTATCGAAGAATCCAGGTAAGTACAGCCCACTTACTCGTAAGCAAGCATCACTTGCGAAGACTCTTAGAAAAATAAGTAAAGGAAAATAATTATGCATTGCACAAATGAAAGCCACCATCAGGATAGTGGCGAAGAATGTTCACCAAAAAAGAATCATCGCGAAGATAGAAGAGTTGAAAGCCCGCACGATATGCACTGGCATATAAACAAAAACTCTTTTAAAGGTTGGGGTTTAAACTTTGTTTATTTTGCGCTTCATGCAGTTGAAATATATCTTATTCTTAGATTGGTAAAATAATGGCGGCAAAAAAAATAGCAGTTTGGAATACCCCTAGTCCAAGCAAGAAGCCAAAGAAGCTTTCGCCTAAGAAAAAAGCTTCCGCAAAAGCAATGGCAAAAGCAGCAGGTCGACCATATCCTAATTTAATAGATAATATGAGAGCTGCTAAAAAGAAAAAGTAACACCAACATATGCTATAATTTGTAGCATGACTGAAGAACAAAGCTATAGCGGCTACATGCCGATGATAAAGCAGGTTAATGTTTCTCAAGTTATGGAAATGATTAATACTGAAGGTGAATTAATCCACGCCCATTCTCTTACTGTAAATACTAGAGAGAATAAAGATTTTGTTTTTAGTATTTCTCAAAAAGATTTAGTAAGACTTTATTTCCTTCTACACAAGGTGCTGGGTAATGCTCAGGGATAAAGGAATATTTTTACATGGTGGTGTTGGAATTGGATTTGTTCCAAAAACACCAGTCACCCTTTTTCCTTCTTCGGTTAAAGAGCAGTCTTCAAAAGAATCCTCAAGAACCCTATTGCACTATGCACATCAGTTGGGTTACCCTATTGCTTATGCTCAAGAACAAAACGGACAACTGGTTCAAAATATTCTTCCCGTTCACAAAACAGAAGAGCAGCAAATATCTACTTCTTCTAAGGTAGAACTGGCTCTTCATACAGAGAGCGCTTTTCATCCCTATAAGCCAGACTATGTATTACTCCTTTGCTTAAGGGGCGATGATAAAGCTGCAACTACTTATGCTAATGTTAATGAAATTATTGAATCACTTTCTAGTGAAGTTGTAAAATCATTAAAGCAGCCTTGGTATAGAACTGCAGTTGATGATAGCTTTAGGACCAAAGGTGAGCCACAAAAAGAATTCATCATGCCAATCCTTTCTGAGGTCGATGACAAGATGACGATAACATATGATAACTTTTTCATGCGCGGAATAAATGAGTACGCTAATATGGCCTTAGCTGAACTTAATTATGCCATACAAAAATGTACTAGAGAAATTGTTTTAAAAACAGGAGACCTATTAGTCATAGATAACTCTACTGTTATTCATGGTCGCAAACCATTTCAAGCAAGGTATGATGGCACCGACAGATGGGTGCAAAGAATGTTGGTCAGAAGACAGATGCCACCAGATGATCAGATTAATGGCAATGTAATTACGACTAAGTTTGGATAGATGATATAATGGTAACCACTATGACAAACAAAAAAGCATCGGTTATTGTAACGAGCTATAATAAGCCAGAATACTTAAAGAGAGCGATTGAATCATGTCTTATTCAAGACTACGCTAATCTTGAGATTATCATTGCTGATGATAATTCACCAAATCCTGATGTTTGGAATGTTATAAATTCATATTCTGATCAAAGAATTATTTCATTCAATTCCTTTATTAAAGATGAAGATAGACTAAAAACTGCACGCTATGCAACTCAAATTAATTTAGCAGTTAGAGAATATTCCACTGGAGAATACTTATTTTATCTTGCTGATGATGATTACTTTTACCCAAAAATGATTACAAAAATGATGGAATACGCATTAAAATTTGATTATGACGTATTTTTTTGTGCACAGCATATAGTTGACACCTCTGGCAATATTGACGGTGGAGGGATAGAAGGTAGGGGAGTAAGATTTTTTCGCACCGCCTTAATACGAGGTGCTGATAAGCTCGATCATAATCAGGTTGCGACTAGTAGAAAAGCCTTCTACGATGTAGGTGGTTGGAATGATGAGTCATGGTGTTGGTCAGGGGCAGACGCAGCTTTCTATGATAGGCTAGAAAAAGCTGGATATCTATTCTATCCAATAGATACGGATGAACCTCTTCAGGCTAAGATGTATAGGGAAAATTCAGTTCAATGGAATATGACAAATGGACTAAGTCCGACTGGAGAACAGTTTTAAATGGCAACTAATTTTTGGGCTATAGGAATGGCCAAAGATGAAGGTGATATTATAGATCATACGATGTATCACTTTGCTGCAAATGGTGCAGCTGGCATTATCATTGCTGATAATCTTTCCAAAGATAACACTAGAGAAAAGATAAAAGAAGCTAAGACTAAAATAAATAAATACAATCCAGATATACAGATAATAATTTTAGAAGATAATGTTGTGGCTTATAACCAATCCGATAAGATGAGCAACTTGGCATCTATAGCAAGGCAACACGGTGCTGAGTGGGTAATTCCTTTTGACATTGATGAGATTTGGCATGCGCATGATAGGACATTGCAAGAAGCTTTTGATTTACTAACGCAAGATTCAGTTGATGCGTACAAGGTTTTGTATACGAACCATTCAATTACAGATAGCGATCTAGAAGGTTTGTCACCGTTTCATACAATGAATTGGAAGTGGCCACTGCCAACTAATCACAAGAGCTGTTTTAGATTTAGAGACAGTGATGGTTTTGTAAAAATTTCTAATGGAAATCATTTTGTACAACACAATGGTTGGGATATTGGCACTAACATCAAGACTGTAATAGATGACTACGGTCATGATAAGATCATTTTTGGCCCTCAACTTATAGAGATTAGACATTTTCAATGGAGATCGTTAGATCACTTTATGAAAAAAATACTAAATGCTTATGAATCGTGTAAGGCTCTTGGTCCTGGAGCTGATTTATACAACGGTGCTGCTTGGGCAGAACATTTTAAGATATATGAATCAGATGGCATTGGTGGCTTAACTAAATATTATGAAGATAATGTTTTGGTTAAAGGAGATACTGGTTCATTAATATTTAGTCCTACTCCAATAAGGGAATTACCTTTATGAATAAAGTATCTTTAGTAGTAATTACTGATGGAAGACAATCTTGTATTGAACAAACTATAGATAGGTTTAATCAAACCATTAATTATACTTTTTTTGAAAAGTTAATAATCAATGATTCTGGTGATTATAGATATCATCAGTTTTTAGTTAATAAGTTTCCTGGATTCGATGTAGTTTCACATGAAAACAGAAGAGGACTAGCTGGGGCAGTACAATCAGCTTGGGAATCTGTCAATCCAGAAGTTGATTATGTATTACATCTAGAAGATGATTTTTTATTTGAAAAATCCATAGACATAGATCACATGGCATCTTTGTTAAAAGAAAATTCTGATCTTGTTCAGATGGCTCTAGTCCGTGCTTCAGTTAATCCACCAGAAGAAGAAGTAGGTGGATTTGTTTTTCAACATCTTGAGGACTACCATCAGAAAGATGATTACTTTGAGCACAGTAGACTGTTCACATTAAACCCATGCCTGTATCCTATGTCTACCGTTAAGATGGGTTGGCCAGATCACGGTGGGGAGTCTGAGTTTACAGCAAAAGTACACTCTATAAATCAAGATTATAAATTTGGTTTTTATGGACAAATATACGATAAACCATTAGTTACCCACATAGGCGGAAGAAGAAGCGAAGGATGGTTTTTGTAATGTCAAACAATATATCTGTAACAAAAAATAACACATCTTTTACAGTAGAAGATAGCTTTGAACTTCATCAAGATACTGGTTACAATTTTTGGTCAGAAAAATATTCTTCCTGGGAGCCAGAAACTTTTAAAGTTTTAGATAGTTATTTATCTAAGGATAAAGATTATTTAGATATAGGAGCTTGGGTTGGGCCAACTGCTATATATGGATCATTCCTTTCGAGAAGAGTAATCGCCGTTGAGCCAGATCCTGTAGCATTTAAAATACTAGAGAAGAATATATCTCTTAACTCTATAAAGAACATCGATGCCCTTAATAAGGCAGCTTCGAGACTGGATCAAGTTTTTTTACAGTCTAGTAAGTTCTTTGGTGATTCGATGACTAGAGTTTCAGAAAAAAACTTAGGCTCTAATGCAACGGAAACAATAGGATTAGATACTTTAGTTTCTATGGGAGATTTTTCTTTAATTAAAATAGATATTGAAGGACATGAATTTAGTTTAGTTAGAGAATACATAAGCGTTTTAGATGCTTATAAGATACCACTCCTATTATCTGTGCATAGTCCGTTTTTTACAAACGGAGATGCGTTAATGGAAGATCTTCTTAATGATCTATCTAAGGTTAAATCGATCTTAGACGAAAATGGTGAAGAGGTTGATAGAAAAGACATACCTAATAGTTTTGGATCATATCTTTTTATTTGGTAACTATATGGATTTAATTATTATTCGGAGCTGGTGGACACTCTAAGGACTTAGAATATCTATCATCTTCTGATAAGTATAATGATTGGAATATCATAGGATATTTAGATGACAATCTATCCTTAAATGATAGCAATATAATCGGCAATATATCTATTGTTAATTCCTTATTAGAAAAATATCCCAATCTAAAATATACAATAGCGATTAACTCTCCTAAGATAAGAGAAAATGTAGAATCAAATATACAAAGAATAGATCGAGCAGCAAACCTTATCCACGAAACAGCTGTAATCGGAACCCATTGTCAGTATGGTAACGGGCTAACCATGGGTCCATATTCAGTACTGACAACCAAAGTTACGCTTGGTATACACGTGCACATAAATACAGCGGCATCTATAAATCAATCTAGTTCAATAGGAGACTTTTGCACCATAAGTCCTGGAGCTAGAATATGCGGGGATGTTAATGTTGGCACGCAAACTTCCATAGGAGCAGGTAGTGTTATTATCAATTTCAAAAATGTAGGTAGCAACTGTACGCTTGGAGCAGGGACTGTTGTGATAGAAAATGTAAGTGATGGTGCTACTGTAGTCGGAGTTCCAGGAAGAGAAATAAAAAAGTTTGGAGAATACATATAAGCTTGTCTTCTATGCTATACTGGTATCACGAAGTCAGATGCTCTAATCCCCCAGCACAGCAATGTGTTGGGGGATTTTTGTTTGTATGGTGAGGGGTAACATCTGAGTTAAAGAGTTACTATTAGGTGCATCTAACTGAAGGGGTAATCAGTTGAATATTATAAAGAAGCTCAGCTATGCGCTGAAAAAAATTAAAACTAATGATCGTGGTAGTCGCATACAGTTTCGTAAAGGAGCTTGGATATTAGTTCCAGCTTTTTCGATAGCTATGTTTATGCCGGTAGCTACACCAGTTCAGGCTGATTCTTTCCCTGATGCTGGATTTGAGGACGGAACCTTTACGGGCTGGGAAAAGGGAAGCCAGTCGGGGAGCCTAGGGAGCACCATTACTGGAAACGGAACTGGCGTAACTATATTTACTGGTTCTAGGACATTTACCCATAGTCAACATGGAGCAATGGGCAGCCCTACAAAACAAGATGGGTCAGCGAACCCATATTACGCTCCAGCGGTATCTGCTGGAAGTTGGACATTTGGGCCAAACAATGCAGCAAAAGCAGTCGCCCTGCAACCGATGGGACAAATTACATTCTCTAATGCAATGACTGCACTCGGGTTGTCTGGTGCTCCGCAAACAGCAATACAAGAACGACTGACAGCAGACGGGATTGCATCTGGGAATGGAAATTCCAATCCGACAAACGCGGCATGGATTACTAGGGAAGTACAACTAACTGCTGGCACTACCTACACGATGTCTTGGAACTATCTAGGAACGGACTATGTTCCTTTTAACGATGGTTCTGTGACCGGCCTTGTGCCTGTAACTGTTACTGGAACCCCAGTTATCAGAGTAAACAACTACGTGCAGTCATATGCCCTTCTTGGATTCACTAACCCAGGAACTGGCGACTATTCAACAAATTCCTATGGTGCTACTGGTTGGCAAACATCTACATACAGCGTGGATATAACCGGAACATATAAACTTGGTTTTGCCGTTTTCAACCTTGGGGATACCGCACTCTCTCCAGTGCTGATGATTGATAGCGAGGCTGGCTCAACAGAGCGTTGTGTCTCTGGAACTTGCACGACATTCGGTGGAGTTGCTTCTAATAGCGAAACCGCACCAACGGTTCCCCCTACAACTACAACTACTACTGCTTCAACTACTACTTCTAGTACAACCACAACCACGCTCCCCCCTGCTCCCACCTCGTTGGTGGTGACAAGTCTTGATGATACGACTTCAAGCGGAACTCTTCGTTGGGCCATTGCTCAAGCGAACGCGAACACTGGCGGAATATACGACTCAATCACTTTTGAGACGAACGGAACAATCAGTCTGGCTTCATCTCTGCCATCAATTGTGGGAACGCTGACTATTACTGGAAATGGCAGAACCAATACAATCATTGATGGCAACAATGCTTACAGGCCATTTTATGTTGGTCAAAGTAATTCATTAACCATCTCAAACATGACCCTGAAAAAAGGACTGAACGGAGAAGGTGGGCTCGTCTTTAACACTAGGGGAACGGTTTCTGCTACGAATGTTCGCTTTACGGGAATGTCTAGTGGAATCGCAGTATTTAATAAAGAGGCTGGAAGCGTTTCTACCTACACGAACTCTACTTTTGATTACCTGAATGTGGGTATCTCAGCAGACCATGGTTCAACCCCTTCCCTTCTTGCTGGAGAAACAACATGGGAGAGTCAACAGGATTCCGTATTCCAAAACAGGACTTATGTTAACAACTGTGTATTTGATAATAATAATTCTGGAATTGATAGTCAGCGATTTGTAAAAGTTGAAAATTCAACATTTACCAACAACTCATATGCGGTAAATGTTCAGGGTTGGAACAGAAGCCAAGTGATTGATTCAATATTTTCAAACAATGGGATAGGCGTTTATCATAATTCTTGGATTAACACAGGAACAAATATGGGTACAAACCTGCGCCTGATTGACGGAAACACATTTACGAATAATGGAATCTCTATTTACCTTGATGACACATTTACCAATGGTCAGAAGAACCAAAACTGGGCAACCATTTCCAACAACTCATGGGATGCAAACGGTGTCTGGATTCGTTACTACCAGTGGAACGGAACAACCAATGCTCAAGGAACTGCGCGTCCTTACACAACTGGAACCGTATTCACACAAAGCCTAAATACGTTCCCGGATACTATTGGCGCACCTAGCAACCTTACAGCAACGGACACTGGCTCTGGAATACTTCTTGATTGGGATGCACCTGCATCTGGCGGTTATCTTCCCGAAAGATATGCAATCACTTGGTCTGGAAGTCTTGGCGGCGGTGGGATAGCAACAGGAAATGTTGGTGGTGCAACGACCCTGGATACTTCAATTCTTATTTCTTACGCAACGATTTATTCGTTTGGTGTAGCAGGAGAAACATTCCCGTTCCATATTCGTTCAGATAACGATACTTTCTCAAAGTATTCTGCTAACTCCAACACTGTCTCAATGCAGGTCGGCGCTTCTGCAACTACGACTTCCAGCGTCCCCGATACTCCCCCATCCGTAGAAGTGCCAACGGGGACATCGTTACCAGAAACACCAACAGCAACCATCCCGGAGACGCTGTTACCAGAAATATTAGAGCCAATTGTAATAGATACCACAATCCCACCAGCACCGATAGAAACAGACCTAATCCCATTACCTGATTCTACTGTCCCTGTAGACGAACCAATCGTCCTTCCAGAAATGCCTGATGCTGGAGAACCAATAACAACCGACGACCTCACGGACATATTGGATACCACGTTTACGCCTGATGCGTCTACAGAAGAAATAACTGCGGTGCTTGATGGTCTGCTGGACACAAACCTGACTGGAAAGCAATTTGATGCAGTCGTAGATGCAACCCTTGGTTCGCTTGATGAACCAGGTGCAGATGTTGGTGCTGTGGTTGATTCGTTCTTGGAAGCAGACCTTAGCGATAAAGAATTCACGAAGGTTCTTGATGCCGTGTTCGCTGACGATGTCTCTAGTGAAGTTTTCACCGAAGCACTAACAACAATGCTTGATGCAGACCTTAGCGATAAAGAGTTTGACAAAGTTCTTGATACCGCATTCTCGGAAACAACATCTCCAGAAGCCATGGTTTCTGCACTCAGTTCAATCTTTGATGGCCCAGCAAGTGGTGGGGATATTTCAAAAGTGATGGGTGCAGTGTTTGACGAAGACATTTCTGTTGCGGACACCATGACGGTACTTGGCGACTTGCTTGAAACAAACTTGAGCGCGTCAGAAGCAGAAGCAGTATTTGACAATGTGTTTGACAGCGACCTCTCAGATGCAGAAACCATTGACCTCATCGTTGATGTTTTGAAAGACGGTCTGACCGCAGACAATCTTGGTGCTGCTCTTGGTGCAGTCTTTGACGAAGAAGTAAGTAGTGAGGTTCTAATTGAAACCTTTACCGCCGTTTTAGGTAATGAACTGAATGCCGAATCAGTCGGTGTCATCGTAGATGTGTTGGAGTCAGACACAATTACAAATGACCAAGTATCACAAGTCGTTGACTTGATCACGGGTCAAGAGGGTGGCATCGAGGCAGGTCAGTCAGCTGAACTTTCGGCAAGTCCTAAGGTTCTAGAAAGCATAACCCCAGATCAAGCTACAGAAGTGTTTGCTGCCCTAGATGTGACAAACGTGACTCCAGAGCAAGAAGCCCAATTGGCAGAAGCTCTTACTAATGCACCAAACGATATTAAAGAAGCCCTTGAAGAAGAGGTTGACATCTATGGAGAAGGCTTTGATGACTATGTTGCCGTTGGTTCCCAGGTCGACGTAGGAGCCCGTAGAACACTTATAGCTGCCACTACAGCTGTTGCTGCGATAACAGCAGCTGGGGCTGCTACAGGCGGTCCTGGAGGCTCTGGAGGCAATTCTGGAGGAGGGAACTCTAACGGTCCTAGCGGTACTAATAACAACGTAGCTAAAAAGAACGAAGAAGAAGAAATGGCTGGGGAGATTGCCGGCCCAGGAGATGACGAAGATAGTAATTTTACAAAGAATAGTATATTTAAATATTATATCAAGGAGGGTATAGAGATGAGAG